CCATTTTGATATATATGCCCACTTTCTATCGTTGGATGAATTCTTTCATTTCCTAATGTGGTGGGAATTGCGAAGACTTCTATTCCTTTTAATATGTATTCTTGCAAAATCGGATCATAATAATTGAGCAGTCCGTACGGTGTCGCGGCATCTTCAGAAAGATCTTGATATGCCTGAAGGTAATCTAATTGCGCACTAGTAGCAACATCTGAAGTCCAATCAAATATGGGAGACACATAGCCCAAATCAACATATATGTCATCGTTTTCGTTAATTGCACTTAGAGAGGTTATTAGCGTTTCTGGAGAAGAAGCTTCTTGCCCTAAGCCAAAATCGTGTCTTCTAAAATCAAAAGAACCAACCAGGGAACCAGTATTATTGTTTTGTAGATCGTAATTGCCTGTAGCCGAAGAAGAAATTATGCCGTCTTCTGACATGGAAAATTCAATTTCCTTACTATAATCTGCACTAAACGAAGTCCAAGTCGTGTAATTAAATGGATAAATTACATTTGGTGTTGCAGAAATAGACAGGAAATTTGGCGTTGCGAAATATGGAAATTTGACATTGATAAATTGATAATTGATAGTTGATGAATCAGTTGTATCAATATAATAATCATGTAAGTGTGGTGTGGAAAAATTTGGATTTATAAAATGAAATCTAATATTATCTTGTGATGACAAAAGATATTTTTTGCCAGTGCTTTTGTTTAATGATATTCCGCCATAACCCTGATAGGGACTAGATGATGTGTCTAGATCATATGAATCTTCGACAACGTTTTCTATGTGAACATAAAGCGGAATTGCTCCGTTCGGAAGAACAAAATCCCTAATTAAATCAGAAGGTTGGATAACAAGGTCTGACTTTTGACTTATGTCATTAGAAATATTAATTTTGTTTCCAAATCTATTTGATCTTATCTTGGGAGTATTAAGTATTCTTGTTTTTTTATTATCATTAATATTGGAAATAATTTTTAATTTTGTTGCATAAATAGAATCGTTTATTTGATTTGAAGTTTTTGAAATAGATGTATAACCCTGTGCGGCAAGGGTGTTGGGAACTGAATCCAAGAAGCCTATTTTGCCATAATTTCCTGTAGTTCCTGTGGAATTTTCAGCTGAAATAAAATTAACTTGCATCGATTTTACTGCAAACAACGGTATTTCAGTAAATGTATACGACTCTGTTGCATTTGCTGCAACGGTGTTTACATATGGGGTTCCTGCAGAGTCATAGTATATAGATTCGCCATTGGTAAATCCGGAAGGATTAAACACACTCTTAGATATATATTCGCCCACTGATGAATCATATTCATTTTTTGCAAACGTTTTGTATCTAGCGGTATATGCCGAATTGTTTTGCACATTACCGTGCAAACTCAAATTAAGCGTCACGTCATAAGAAATTGTTGCCGTATCATTATCTATGTAATCCTCACGGTAAGAAATGTATGTATCATAAACAACGTCTATTGGTTCATGAGCTTTCTCTATTCCATCTTTCTTTACGCCGGTTGCCCTTATTCCAATGGAATAGTTTTGAATTCCATGATCTAGTTTTTCTAGTTTAATTTTTATATCATTAAAATCTCCAACGCCCTGCTGATATTCTTCAATATAATAATCACTTGTGGCGCTGTCTGTTATCTGTGGTATCTGGGAAAATCCCTCAACTCTCTTACCGGCGGGATCCCAATAGGATTCACCCCATTTTATATAACCTAAATTGGAGGGATATCGATTATTGATATATTCTACAAAATCTCTAAACTCTTGTGTTGGAATCTGATCATTGCTAAAATATTTGCTATCTTTTTCTATATCAGATATCTCTAAAATTTCCGGAGTAGCCCCAAAATAATTAGAGTCTGGAGTGGAACCAAACGCTCTCCAAATATCCAGTTCCCTTCTAAGGGTTTTTTTCAAATTTTCTGCATTTATTGCAGGAGGATTTTGATATACATCAAGTATTCTTAACCTAAAGTTTGCATTTGATTCTAAATATAATCTTTGTAAACCAACTTTTAGACCAAATTCATCAAAGCTATTTAGATTTTGCATTACGTCTGACTTATATGCAACGCCATCTACATCTAGATTGTTTATTTTTTTTAATGTATACAATTGAGAAGTCAAAAAATTGTAATAGAAAACCCAATCCGTGTCTCTATGCTCCAAAAGCTCTCTCATTGAAGAAACTCTGGCCAACTCAATGCTGTCGCCCAGAACCTTAATAAATCCTGGTTTTATTGAACTGTACACATATAGCCACGCTGGTTGTGTCTTATCCGATAATCCGATAAATGAATCAAGCTCTATTCTGGATATCATTACATCAACGTCATCAAGGTCCTCTCCAATGATTGCATTAACCAATTTACCGGCAGTCGTTCTTGGTAATGCTGTTTCTGGAGTAGCTCTTTCAACAGAATCTCCATAGATTTTTGTCCATGATGGAAACTTAGATAAAATACTTCTTGTATGATCGGTAATATAGGGACTTATTATTTCGGATATTTCTATTTGAACTAACAACAAAAAGTTAGCATTGGAAATATCAGATTCTGCATCAATTTCAACTACAAATTTACAATATCTTGCAGTGTTTTGCAAGAATAATACCGTTGTTTCCTGACCTGTGTTTGCTAATTGTTGCCATTCAGATTCTGCTGGTGAACTTTTGTTTGATGAAAATATTTTCAAATTTATACGCGGTATTTCTAAACCAGGAAGATTTGAAAATGCGTGTTTATAACCGAGTATATCTATCCTTGATGTTGTATCAATAAATCTATAGTAGTGCGCAGTTTTGATGTCGGGAGAAAGGACCCAATATGGAGAGGCCTGTTCTAAGTCAAAAATGATATTAGAATTAGTTGTTTTATTTGAATCAAATATAAAATAACTTCCGCTGTGATTGATCTAGTATAATTTCCCCAAGAGTTGTTGGTGTAGAATCTTCTGATACAGTGCTTTCTTGATTTGGATTTCCAACAGCTCCTACAAAAGTGTAATCTCCAAGAATGTTTTCTCCAGCCGAAGACCTGTAGGTTGAATAATTCTTATAAAATTTATTTGAATAAAGATCTATTGTGGTAGATGTCCAGACGTTATTATCTATGCTAAAGTCAGATTTATTTAAAGCAAGAAAGTAAGTCTTCATTTATCTGCCCTGCTAAATTGAATCTAACCAAATTGAATACTCAGAAGTAACACCGTTTTCAGGATGAACAAACATAAGGTGCTGAGAAGGTCTGCTCATCGAATTAAAGTATTCTTGTGCGTAGGTATTGTAACTTTCTGGAGATCCAGAAATTCTCAAGATAGAACTTCCTATCGTCATTTTTGTCTGTTGATGATAGTGGCCCATAAAAACATCCTGAAACTCTTCAGGAATTGCACCATCTTTCCAGGCCAAAATCTTTCTGCCATATGCGGTTACTGAGCTTGGTGATGGCAATTGATCCCCATGAATAAGTAGAGTGGAATAGTTCCCAATTCGATCTATGGCATACCAGTGTCTTTCTCCGCGACCATCTGGTATATTAAACTTGATTCTATTATTTTCAGAAAAAATTAGACTTAATATTTTATACAAAAGTCTATCCATGTTTGATTCGGGATCATACATTTTTCTGTTTCTACCACCAACAGAACCATGATTTCCTATAACTCCAGTAACATATACATTTTGAAAGTTTTCCAAAGCCGCACTAAAAAATCCTGACAAAATTTCAGGACCGTTTATTCCCACCTGTCTGTATATTCCAGAATCAATCAGATGGCTTTGACCGGGGAAGATTTCCTCACCCTCAACTATATCTCCAAGCAACCAGACGTGCAAATCATCTACGGGATGATCTGCTCTTTGAACTTCAGCTATCTCTATCATTTTTTCAGTGTATAATTCTATTCTTTTTGCTAAGACCTGAGAGTTGTAGTCTGGAGTGACTTTACCTAATTGCCAATCAGAAAAAACAACTACGGCTGTTTCTGGTGTTCCTTTTCCTGGTTTTCTTGGAACTTTTCTTTGTATCAATGGAAGTTTAAAGTTTGCAAATGCGTCATAGGCTGCTCTATATATTGTTTGAGAAGCTTCCTCGCTAATATTCTTATGTTTTTCAACTTGTTTTGCAAGTCTTTTATTTTCTGAGCGCAAAAAATCTATAGTAGAATATTGAATTCCAACAGTAGAATCTTGCTCATCCTGTTGATTAAAAACAGTTTCCTCAACTTCGTCAAGCGAATTATGATATGAATTTTTTACGGCAGAGAAGTGCTGAGAGACTTCATTCTCATCTACTTGCTGTATATCACAATTATCTAACAATATACTACCGATAAAATCTTCATCACCCTCAACTACGCCTCTGGCATGACGCATATTTTTTGCCTTAACTATATGACTCTTTGTAATTAAAAATGTTTTATCAGACATGATTACCGTTCTTTCAGACTAATATCCTTGGGAAGACATTATAACAGAAAATATCGATGTTGTGCCGGCAATTATATATTCTCTTTCGGAATTTAATCTAAATACACCCTTTGGCACTTCTTGACCTCGTGCGGTTACACTTAGTATATTTACGGATCTAATGAAATCGGAAGAGGTTCTAATTGCACTTTCTATATCAGAGAACGCTATAGACCCTCCTATGGTAAAAGAATTTAGATATTTCTTAACAAATGTTGAGGCTTGAGATTCAATTGCCGTTATTGCAGCCGGCGCAAGCCCTTGCGGAAGAACTATGTTGGCAACAACGCTAATTGGAACTCTTTCAGCTATTCTAATATTAAGTTTTATTCCGACTGGTTTTTTACCACTGAGATTATCTGCTAATGCTTGCACAAAAAGTGGATCAAGAGATTGAGATTCCGGAACAACAATTATATCACAAGATCCAAGGCCATACGAAGACTCCCTAATCCTGACGTCTCTAACGCCCGGTATAGCTAAAGCACTTAGCCTTAGAGATTCTGCGGTGCCATAAGATCTTTCTTTAATTGACATACTTATTCGCCTTCTGTAATTATCATCACCTTCCATTCCCGGCATGGAATATACTTCCTTTGGGTTTGAGCAGTAAACTATAGTGCCATCTGTTGACACGAAATTATGTTTAGTTAGAGTATTTTTTGCTGCAGTAAAATCTTGGGTAGTAAATGTTGGATCAATTCTTCCATATGCCTTATTGGTTCCAGCAACGATTATTACAGTGGCTGCAAGCTTATATTGATATTGTCTTTCTGCAAACCCTGTTACATCATTAAATACTAGGGTATCTTGTGGAATAACGATACTGCTAGATGTTGGAGCTGAGATATAAAATTCGATATTAAAACTTGCTCTTTCCTGTTCAGCTTGTGGGGTAATTGTACTTCTTCTAACTCCATATAATTCTCCAATCAGATCTAATGATTTACCGGTCGCAGTTGCAATAGATGTTTGATCAATTGCAAACTTTAAAGCATCATACAAGTCTCCCACCTCCATGGCAATAGACTCGGCAAACGCTCTTGCTATTGAACCTGGATAAGTTGCCGTAATTCCGTTACCCTCTAAAGCCCTCATCATACGTCCTAATATTTCTGTTTTTGTTTTACTATAAACTATGGGCATTTTATACTCCTTTTATATTACAGTTCTTGAACAACAGAAAGAGTTACTGGTTCTGTTGAATTATCTTCAATATGAACATCAAATCTTATCCCCGTCGCTGATATCGGGACTGCATCAATTGATATTAATCTCCCCCTAAAAATTCCGCCCTTTAATTCGTTCTCTAATGAATCTCTTATAATTCTTTTTCCTAAATCTGCTGTTATTCTGTTTTGTGGCATACCGCGCAGAACTCCAAGGTCACAGCCAAGCTTAGGATAAAGCATGAAATCGTTGGGTTCAGTCATTAATCTAATATATATTTGTTGAATGTCCCTTTGGCTTCGGCTTTGGGTAATAGCTATATCTTTATTGGATGATATTAAAATATCTCCACTTAAGTCAAAATAGAAGTCGGGCATTATTTATCCAAATCGCTTTTAATCCATGGAAAATTTTTTGAGTTGTCTGCCATATTAAAGTCTTTTTCATTTATTTTATTTAAAGATTCCTGATAAGAATATCCCGAATACATCATTCTTTTAAGAACTGAAACTTCTTCCTGCGTATGGTCCTTTGCGTATGAGTCAATAAGGGCTATTTGCTCAGAAGTAAACCCACTGGTGCTACCCGAGGTAACCTGTTCATTACTCTGACTTCCTAAAGCATACTTACCGCTTATAGTAACCAGATTATCCTGCTTACTCTGTTCAGATTCTTGTATATTATTTAAATAATAATTAACCCTATGATATGCTGGATTGTTTAAAAAATCCCCCGTTTTGATTAAAGAGGGCTCATTGTAAACGTCAGATGCCGGATTAAAAGACTTATCATTCCATCTTAAACCATCATCTTCTTTTGAAAAAATCTTTACAGAATCCGCATGAAGAGATATGCTTCTTGTATTGGGATTAATAATTATCCCTATTCCAGGAGCAGCAAAAATTTCTATTGATCCACCATCCGCTATCCTAATGAAAGCGTTATTGTCAGGATGCGTTAGGCCCACTTCTCTATGGGAAAATTCTGTTCTTCTTTTAATTTCCAAACTTTCATTAAATGGTTTCGACGCATTTGAATTTTCTTGATAATAGTTGCTCATTTTACTCCATAAACTTTGGTATGCCAGTATCTATATTTAAATTTCTAGAATTTTTATATGAATGCGGTTCATTATAGTACATAATTATATAGGCCTCTTCTTCATGTTCATCCCTAAATCCTACTAGGCAACGTGTTCCCGGAGATGGAGCTACGGATTGAACTCCATAGGTAAAAGGACACGGAACATTTACCATGGCATTGCCGATCGTGTCAGAAAACTTTTCGTCTACCAATACTGTTGCCGTATTATTTTGTGCATTATACACCATGATAGTTCCTGGTCTATTTTTTACTTGAAGAAATTTAGATCTATCAATATGATCTGTGATTTTTTTGTCAAATTTGGGATAATTTCCTGGCATGATTTCTCCTTAAATTTCCGTTCCATCGTCCTTAAACACAGTTCCACTCATCCATTTTTCAATATAGGAATATGGTCTCTTGTTTTTAAAGTTTTTTCTTATCCAAGCTTTTAGCGAATCTTCTGATTTACCTTTTAATTTATAGGAGTTAGCTACTGTAGTAAATTTAACCTTAAAAATAAATCCAACAGTTGACCTCGGTGTTCCATCTCTATTATTGTAATCTCCCCATGCAGTAAATACATAAGAGTCAATTGGCTTTCCCTTTAATGCTTTTGCTACCTCTGTTTGCCCAGCAGCAACAGTGCCCAGCATCCACGCCTGGTTGTATGGTATAAATATTCTTTTATCGATAGTTGATCTCGTTGCTTTTTCTACAACTTTTTTACTAAGCGATTCTACATTATTATCGTCATCAATCGCATACGCTAGTTTGACACCAAGTACAGTTGCTTCGTACAGCTGTCCTGTAGCGCTGTATTTGAGGGGAAACATTTTTTTACCATGCGCACCGGGCAGAAGATTGCATTGAAAAGCTCCAAAAGAAAAATCTCCACTTCCAGTCTTATTCTCATTTAATGCACCCGGTCGCCAATTAGATTCTCTTTCTCCAATACCAACAAATATTGCGGCAACTTCATCACTAAAAATTCCCGATGTTGAAAGCAAATACATCACCTCATCTGCGCTGAATGTTGCACCAGGTTTATCAAAATAACTGATTTTAAATTTATCTAAAGATATTGTTGGGGGAACTGAGGAGTCGCCGGTTGAAGTGGACCCTGTAAGTTGTGCAGCTATTTCTGGGGTAATAAAAGATCCTGCCCTTTGTGCTGACCAACTTACATGTATGTGATTTCTATGAGAAGAATCAGTTGCAAAATTTATAAATGGAGCTAATAATGGATACTTAGTTCTAATCGCTGCGTTGGCGCCCTCTATTCCACTTTCTAATATTCCAAATTCTTCAGCTAATTGATCGTGAATAATAATTAGGTCGGGATGAAGTTCTTTTGAAAGAGTCTGTAAATTTGTTAAAAAAATATTTAAACCTTTTCTAAAATTGTCTAAACTAGAAACTAAATCAATTGAATCATCCGGAGTATTGCCGATCTGCATTATGTCCAAGCCTCTTCCAAAAGCGTGATCGCTAATACTATTATTGTCGGCTGTTAATTCACTAAAATTTGATCCAACCAAACCCCTACCAGTTCCAGTATCTGCTTTAATATATATTTTGTTCGTCAATTGCAACATCATCTCTATTAAAGCGGCTGCCATGAAACAAGTTTTCTTTCCTGTACCTAAAAAATCCTTGGGTACAGGCAGAGATTCATAAGAACCTGAAACATAATTTCCAGATTGTTTTAACTCAAAATTTAAGGAGCCAAGTGATTGGCCTTTTGAATTTGTGCTGAAATCTATGTTAAATGTAGTAATATTTCCACCAAAGTTTACTTTATCATTTAACTCTTTACTTTTTGTTATGTATGTTTCTATTTCTTTTTCCGTAAGAATATCCTGTAATGCTATTGGTCTTGATCCACCATTGAGTGTTATTCCTCCGCTCGAAGAATGATAACCTTTTTGACTGTGAGCCAAAAGACCGCCGAGTTTGCGTATCAACAAAACCGCTAGAACCATCTGTCGTTGCTGTGGTAGAATTTATGACACTATCGTTTAGTGCCTTTAGCGCTACATCAAAACCATTTGGAGCATAGCCGGTATATAGAATTGAATTCTTTGCTATTTCTGCTCTTGCTGCTGCTCCAGTCAAGACGTTCTTGCCTGATGGATCATTGGGATCAAGTATCTTTACACTGTCATCTATATCTGCTTGCGCTGCGATAATGCCGATGCAATGCCGATTGAGTTGATTGTGCATACGCGTTTATCGCATATGCCGGATTTCTATACAGCCCGTCTCCCTGCAAAAGTTTTGTTGGATCTGCGCTTCTTAACGACCTATCCTGATATGACTGTTGAGAAAGACTTGTGTTTTTGATTATCAATTCACCATTTGGATAAAAGGAAGAACCAATTTTTTCCGTTATACTTTTTGTGCTGGTTAAATCTGTTACATCTATTGGATAATCTGACATTTTTTACCTACGGTTCTATCTCTCTGGGAATTGGAATTGCTTTAGATGCATCAATTAGAGCCGGTCCTTTAATCAAATTTAAAGTCTCCGTATATACTCTAGCCAAATTATTTACAACCAACTCCCAGTTGAGTGTAATTGGACTACCATCTGGATAGTACTCATCCCAGCCAACATATGGCCATTCCGAGGCCGTAGAATACACATCTTGGAGTATTAAAATGCCGACGGCGGCATCAAATACGGCTCTTTCTGTGGCGGTAAGACTGTTGAGTGGATCATCAACTCCTGTTACTTTGAAGTAAATGTAATCCGTAACTTGTTTTTGCTGCTCAATTATGGCATCAAAAATGATGCTAAATCGTGTTTCAATGACACTGTTTAAGGAAACTAATTCTTTTGTCTTATCCCTTACGTAAGCTATGCTGTTTGATGTACTTTCTGGAATTCTTAAAAATATACCCCTAACCTTGTTAATTATAGATTCTTCCCTCATGGAATCTACTCTGTAAAATATAGAAGCCATATATCTATCGTTAGAGTCTTTGTTGTTTTTCCCAGTTTTTGCGACAGCGTAATTTCCCGGTTTATTTTCTTTTGCCCCGGCTTCAATATCATCAGCGGTTAATATTTTTGATGGATCATTGGGATTTATTCTTAGTACAATTAATTTACCTAATAAAGCTTCTTTAGTATAGTTATACGCCTTTGCTCCCTCGGAATTTGGATTAACAATTCCTACTTCACCCGTATATACCGACAGCTTTTGTAGCTCTGCTGCTTGAATTCCCTCAAATCTGATTCTATAATCGGCCGCTTTTTTAGATTTTCCATCAGGATTAGCTTGACGCTTCTCATCTACACTTATGCCTTTCTCCGGATTGAGCACATCCTGAACATCAATTGTGTCACCGTCAACAATGTGAACAACTTTTGCTATAACCTTGAAGCTTTGATTTAATCCTGTTTTTTCCGGTCCAAGACCAGAATATTTCAAAAGTTCTGCATGCACTATTGCATTTTCCAAACTTATATATCTTACTAAATCTGATACTTCTTTTTCTCTCCAGCCCATGCTTCTCAAAAGATCATCGCTTCTAATGTAGGCGTGACCTTCTGCCGTTTTTGTTTTGGTTCTTACACCAAGGACTCCGGGGAGAAGCTTGATTGAATGATGCTTACCAACAACCATGCCTTGAAAGTTGGCTAAACCAGCATCCATTGCCTGACCATTTTTGTTTAAGTATTGAATATAGCAGCCGTGCTGATCTAAGATATTGTTTCTAACCCACTTCCATGCACTCCATGCAGCGTCAGTTGCCAGCGACAAGCCTGCGGCAACGGCCGCTCCAGCCAGGGGAGTTCCAAAAATAGTGGCTGCAGCGGTTGCGCCAGCAGTTATTGCCGGCATAACCAGGGAAGCGGTCACCGCAGCAGCTGCACTCATCCCTTCAGTTTTTCCGGTTTGGTTTTTAATCAATTGCTTTATTTGCTCTTGTGTTTCCGGCATCGAATCTGCCAGCTGATTCGCTTGTATATCCTTCAGTAGCGCCGAGTGACCATGGGTATATTGCATACCGCCAACCATTTGATCCTTAAGCATGACGGCAAGATTTTCTATTGAAACATCTCCATTAGTCGTCAGTCTTGCATTGTTTGATTCATTAGCCAAAAGTAATCTAGTGTCGTTTCTAAAATTTTGAGTGCTCAACCAAGAACCAAGCCAAGAGGTCATAAACCATCTAGCTGGATCATTGACTGTAACAAGTGCATTGGGAGTAATGCTTGTGATAAAACCCGTTTCCGGAGTGAAGTGATGAACTATCTGCTCAACTTCAAACATGCCATACATCCTATTGTACACGTCTGCCAAATAAACAAGATCGTGTGGCCTTATATCCGCATTACCGATTACTATTATTTCTCCACCATAAATGTCTTTTAGATTATCTTTCAAATATGAAAGAGCAACTCTTCTTGCGGTCAACTCATCTGGTTCTCCTTGCACATTTTTTGCTATTCCTCTTACGGTTTCCAGAGGATGGAATATAGGATGAAGTATACCAAAAACTCCTTCGCCTTTTGGATTGTCCCAATAAAGACCAGTTTCAACAGTTTTTTCAACTTGCTTTTCTGACGTTACCGATTTATCAAGCGATACCGTCACTGGAAATTTGCCATCTGACACCGCTGTTATTTGAGTGGCGATTCCGTTGAAAATTTTCTTTTATATTATTAGAAATGATGTGACTAAATGAGCTAAGATAATGGACTCGTTGAAATGGTTCTCTTATTTCAACAACAGGCTCACCATACTCTCTGGTGAACGGATTATCAACGGCCCTGAGCAAGGTACCAGGTCTACCGAGTGAATAATATATAGAGTCGTTATATGCTTTATTTAGAATGTTCGCTTGCTTGGTAAAGTTTTCAAGCTCTTTAAGACCATAACCCATTTGAGCCATTGACATTCTAAACATATTTAGCATATTGCCCAAGGCTGTGTCAAAAGCTGTAATGATAGGCCCTATGTTTTTATCCCAAAAGTTATCAACATCTTCCATAATTCCGGTGACCCAGTTGCCTGCGTTGTTTCCCGCTTTTGTGTTTTCTTTTAGTAGCTTTATGAAAGCATTGCTGTTGGTTGCGTATTCTCTTTCGTAATTAATAAACTGTGCAAATATATTATCTATCGGCCTAAAACTCCATTGATCGTTCTCATTACCAAATAGATCAAAAGCAGCTATTCCTGCTGCTATTGGTGCCGTTACAGGGTTCACAACTAGAGCTGCATTTGCGTATGCGGCAACTCCGGTAGCACTATATCTCTTTTTATCAGCTCTCAAAACCAGCCAAGCTCTAGCGTATGGATCTGACCAAAGTTTTTGCCTGAAGATACCAACCAAAAGCAAATACAACTGTTTTGGAGTTTTTATATTTTGAAGAAGATTAAGTGCGTCTTCTTCAGATTTTATATTTCTTGAATCAAAGTCAGGTTCTGCTGCTATGTCGGCATACTCATAAGTTTGAAAATGATTTTTTACCAAAGAAATCAGTCCATCAAGTTTTTTCTTTAATAAGAAATTATATATATCAATTAATCCCTGGTCTTTATTTATGATTGGTTTTTTGTTTTCATCCAATTCACTTACTCCACCATCAACATATTCATTCATGGCTATTTCAACGGCAGATGTAACCGAAGCTGCTTGATTGATCGACATTATCCAGTCGGTTCCAAGTAAAGTATTGAATTCAGATCCGTTTTTATCGGCATTAAAATCCTCAAATACAATTTTGTCTTTTCCTGTTATCATTTTAAATAATGGATCATCTGATTCTTCATTATTATCTGGATCTAGTCCATATGTTTTTTGAAATATATTTTTTACTGATTGATAATTGTGATAACCAAATCTAAATTGATCCCATATCTGTTGTGCCTCTGCTATTTTTCTTCCGTCGCCTGCTATAACTTTAACTGTGTTGTCAAATTTTTCGTCGTAAAATCCTGCTGCAATCACTGAAACATTATCAAGAGGATCGTATACAGAAGCAAATTCTTCTCTGGTTTCATTTTTCTTGTCTTCCTCAAGTTTTTTAAACAAAGAATCTTGAGACAATTCTTCTATCCCATTGTCTTTTTGTATTGATTCAAAGTAGCCAATCCAGTTACCGCCCTTTGACCATTCCCTCTGCCAATCAATCATCGTCTTTTCTTCTATCAAATCACTTGCATAAGTGTAAGAAGTAGAGCTTCTTATTCCATTGTTCAATATCCTTTCTGCTGCGTCTGCGGTAACATGAACTGGAACCCCATCTGGTCTAGCAGATGCAACTCCTGGCAGTAGTTCTGGAAGGTTTCCTTCCACTGGTTTAAACGCACCAAAGCCAATCAAAAATACATCATCACCCATCCTAGAATTTTCTAACTTGAATCTATTTGCTGGAACATAACTACTTGTAACAACTCCAACCTCAGTAGAATCCGGCACAAATGTGAACATGCACTCTGTCAATCCTTTTTCAACCATTGATAATTTTTCCCATTGAGTTGAGGTACCATACGCACCGTCGACTGATCCAATTTTTTCCATCGGTGAAACTATTCTTCCCTTATCATCAATCAAAAGATGCAAAAAATATGCGGCGTCTGGAGAAACTATTGCGGCTACACCATCAGCACTATTGACTTCCTGCTCACCCCAAAGAAAGTATGCCGGCTTACACACAACTGCTACTCTTTTTTCTGGATTATATACAAGAACTTTCCTTTGCTTGTAATCATCTGGAGTTCCTGCCAAATTTTCCATCTTAATATCATACATTTCAAGAAACTTTTTCAATAATTCATCTTGAACTGTCTTAGATGGCACCTGCTCAAAAGGATTACCCTGCCTATCTTTCATGGCCATTCTTGCTGTAACGGGATTGTATGGCCATCTCATGGCTATGTAGAATTGTTCATCTTCTGCACTTTCGGGCATTCCCCATTCCGTAAAGTTGAGTTGAAATTGCTGCCAATAATCAGACAAAAGTCCATATGCGGGATCTAAATCTTCGTAGTAAGATTGTAAATTTTCTGGAAGCTCAATCTCACCGCCTCCTCCGATACTACCCGGAACCTTGACACCCTCTCCTAAAGAAGTTTTACTTATAATTGGAAGTGGCATTTGAATAATCGGTGAACTTATTATTTCACCCAGGCTTGCTTCCGGGTCATATATTCCAGAAGGATCAAAGGCAGCTGTCCCCACCAAGGATGGACCAAGTCCTGAAAATTGTAGTTTATGGGCAAAATTAAAATTAAAGTCAAGCGTTTCTTCAGAGCCTTGTGATTTTTTGGACACAAGAGCGGTTGCTTCTTGTCCTTCTCCTTTGGAGATTAAGCTTTTTTCAAAATCAGCAATAATTCTTAGATTACCCATATTTGTATTTATTTCTCTATCGTCATTGTCCTTAAATATTCTGTCAAAGTTTAGTGAAGGTAAAACTCCTGAAACTCTGTTAGTAAAAAATGGATAAGAGTATCTTATTGGTAACTGTGGTATTTGTTTGTGATTTAATGATTCATCGCTGTTTCTTACCTGTATTCCAGCTTCAGTACCTTTGCCACTAGAATGAAAGGGTAGGTGAAAACCAACTTGAACTCTGCCTTTATTAATTGGTAGTCGAGAAACTGGTTTTCCATTTTTGTAATAAGTATTTCTCGTGGTGTCTTTAAGATCTATTACAGTGCCCTTTAAACTTCTGCCTGGCTTAAAAACTCCATTCATACTAATCATATCCTTTGCCAAAGAAGCTAAAGATTCTGACAGTTTATTTTCTCCAGCTTGCAATGAGGCCATTGCGTCTGAGCTTGGTGCTAACTCCTTGTTCAGGGAATAAAGGAGTCGTGACAACTCATCATCTGGACCAACGTATCCCGGAATTGACATGTTATTATTTTTTGCAACTTCTTCATTTGGAAATCCAGTTGAAATTGGCATGACGCCAGAAGTGTAAAGCCAATGAGGTTTTCCGTAGAATATCGTTGACCTTTCCTCAAATGGTCTTACGGCAACTATATAATTAGGAAGAAGTCTGGCGCACATCTGAAACATGTCCCATACACTTCTCATATAGGTTTGGGCCCTAAAGGATACCTCATCATACATGTCATCATCAAGATCGGAAACAAGACCAAGTGTTTTCATTATGTTTGCTCCACCGCGACCACTCATCGTTTTGATCAAGCCCATTCCTAATCCAATAGTCATAGGACTTGGCGATGCCACGACTCCAGCTATTGCAACTGCACTGCTTATGACCTGAGAAGTTCCAATTGCTCCGCTCATATCGAGCAGCTTGTTGCCCTCTGTGGCTTTTTCTAATGCGCTCGATGCATCAACATTTCCGGGTTTTGAAGAAGCGTCTATCAAACCGGACCACGATTGATTTGACAATCTATCAAGATATCCAAATTTTTTATTGTCTATCTCAGATACATCTATGCTAGCCATTGTTGCCCAACCATCATCTAAATCTCCGCCCAGAAATTGTGCTACACCAACTCCGTTTCCTGGATATATATTTCTTTTAAATATTTCCAAATCTCTTTGTGTTGAGAAATTTGCCCACATCGTCTGCATAGCGCCAACTAATGGAGTTCTAACAGAACCACCAAAACTTTCTATTCCAGGACTTGTGCCAGCACTGTAGTAGTTTGACCCAACTCCTGGATTTAACGCTTCTATGCCGCTATTTATAACTTCTCCTGCTGCGAGGTGCATGCCACCGGTAATTAAATTAGCCGACGCATTCCATCCAAGACCAACCGTTCCTCTTATCGGGTTTTTGCCAACTTCATTGAAAGCGTTTATTACACTTTGTTTATACAAAGAAGATTTTGTTGCTTCCTCTTCGGTCAACGGCGCATACAGTATTTGACCGAAGTGTCTGATTCCAAATTTATTTTCAGAAAATACTGCACCTCTCATGGCGTGAGAAAAGGCCTCCCTCACCCTTGAGGCACCCATAGAAAGAAGTCGTATCATAAGATCTCTGGGTTCTGACATCCACAATCCTGTGTTTATTCCTCCGTCAATTTTTCCGCTGTCACCTTTTTTCTTTGTACTGTTTATTATTGGGCTAAGCTCTACAGCATCTGACTGTGCAACTACTGTTATTATTTCTCCATGATCTACTTCGGCGATGACGCCGTTGAATATCGTTTGAAGGGAGTTAGGATTGCCGCCATATCCCGCCCTCAGATGCACCCTAACTCCAGGCTTTAGTCTCATATGTTCAATTTCAGTTACATACCTAGCATTCATGTGGGATTTAAGGTTTAATGATCTATTGATCAAAGTTTCAACTACCTTAGTTGTTCCTTGAGATAAATTTTGTATTGCGCCACCGATATCAGAGTTTGATACACTTCCAACACTTGCTCCATCTGCATTAATCAATGACGAAATGGTCATTTCGGGTTTTGATAATTTTGAATATGTATTAGATATTCTTAGCATAAGAGTATCCGCCAAAATATCTTCTGAAGAGACAAGTGAGAAATCTATAACAGACTGCAGCCCATAAAAATTATCAAATAATTTTACACCCGCATAAAAATTCATGTCATCAATAAGCCACAGCATATAGGTTGGAAAAGCTCTAATCATTCTTCCGCCCAAATCTCTATATTGAGTGTCTAGGAGCATTTTCTGCCAGTGTTTTGCAACTCCTTTATGGGTTCCGCCAGTCGACAGAGATTGCATTTTTCCACTTTCAGAACTGCCCATTGCATTCATGTAATCGGTTAACGCAGAAGCTCCAGCAACTCCCGTGTGACTTGCCTGCGTGTCTCTTTCTGGAACTTGAGTATCTGATATTGTTGTAACTTTAGATGTCGGTATTGCCTTTCCGTCTGTTCCGACTCTCAAGAAGTCTTGTGCTACATAAAATCTTCCATCTTCCCTGTTGGAATAACCCATGATGTATCCTCCATCTGGAGTTTGATATATCGCTGGAATTCTCTTGGTGTCATTTGAGTCTGCTGCTGGAATAAAATGCATTATTCCAAAATGATCTACATCATCCGGATCAAAGGATGGAAGTTCTTTACCATTTGTTTCATTAATTTTGTCTGCTACTAATTTATTAAATTTATCAATTTCAGATTTAGATCCCGATACTACATCTCCAATTTTTACCACTCCGTATCTGGTATTGAATTTTACATCTTCAAAATTATAATCTATTCCGGAATCATCTTTAAAAGAATCGATAAGATCTTTCCAGATTGTTGGATATTTATTCGCTATAAATCTAGACGATTGTAAAGAATTTTCAAATTCTGGTTCATTATTTTGGTCAAAAATTGATATTCTAAAAATTTTCATTGCTTCATTTGCAGAAAGTCTTACTCCATTTATAAGATAGTTTTTTACCTTTTGTATATCACCATTTTCTTCAATCAGTATTTTTTTTACCTGATATACATATGCTTTCTGCGTAGCGTGAAGGGTATCTTTTTCCTGTTGCCAATCCCCTACTGGCAGAGTATATTCGCCCGACTCAATAACGTTGTTAACAACATCATCATCAAACATTTCAAAACTTCTAAAATAAAAATCAGGATCAAAGGAACCAACAACCATCTTTTTTTCTTCATCCATAATTGTCAATGGAAGATCTGGATAAGCGTTGAATGATTCCCATTTTTGTTTAAGGCGCAGAAATGGATTTTTCTTGGTTCCAAACTCTTTTATCAACGCTATTTGACTGTCGGAAGTTATGCTTTCTCTTTTTTGCTGAAATATATCAAAGTCAGTTAACATCAACTGCACACTATAAACATGCGGATAACCCTGTATTGTATCCACGGTGTAGCTCAGCGGTAGTACGTACTTTATGCCGGCAAGTGCGCAAATTACATTCTTAACTCCCATGAACCCTATGACACCTGCGGCGTGTTCCAGTCTTGCTAAGCCACTTAGAAAATCAAACATTTTTTTAATCTTTTTTAACTCTAATTCACCGAATATAGTCATAGATATACTGACCATTGAATCATTGGATCCAATGTACTGAAACGTTGGTTCGTCCTGCATCTGCAATTGGAGTTTGGCCAAATTGTTACCCATAGTTAGACTAACTGAATTTACTATTATATTGTTTGGATCTAGGTCTATTTTCATCATCGGAACTTCCCATTCACGCAAAGTAAATACCGGAAGACCCAGTTTTTGAGCATCTTTTACCGACTGAACTCCTAAAAGATTTTGAATTGATTCATTTTTGTAAATCCTTTTATAAAGTATTCCATAAAATGCATCCATAAACTTTTTTTGTTCTACATCATATAATCTTGCAAATTCAGTAGAGTTTTCATCTATATCTTTTTTCTGTTTTCTAAGAATAGCCTTGACATTTTCCCTTATTGTATGATCCAGTAGACCCCTAACACTTTGAGATGAAACATACAAGCGAAACTTATCGTTCTTAAGCTTCTCCATTTCTTCTGCCGTGGCCATTGCTGGCACCTGTAATTCGGAAGGAGATTTTCTGTTTTTTATGTAATCGATAGCTTCGTTGCTTAATTTGTTTCTAGATATGTAGTCTGCTGCCATGGCATCATACAGTGCAATGTATATGTCGCTTGCGTTTGCTCCAGCTAACGCCACATCAACTATTCTTGCTGCCTTTTCCTTATCTAAATATGACGAAGTTAAATTAAGCGAATTTACTACAACGGTATCAAGGTTTTGATAAAGTTCTAAATCTGTAACATTAATACTAAATTTTGCCAATAGCTGATCCCAAAATCCTCTTTTATTTTGTTGAATTGCATTTTCTTCCGGAGATCTAAACATTGAGGTGTCAGGACTAAATATCTTTGATTGCACTTCTGCCGGGATATAGAGAGAAATACCGTTGCCATTAATCCAATCATTGTAAACATTTGTCGTCAATACGTCGTTTGCATACGGAGTCATCTCTCCGTACATCAAATTTTCCTCCACCTCCATCTCTCTATTATCGGCGGTTAATGAGGTCGTAGAAATTTTTGGATCTATGGGGGCTTTTTGTTCTTCGGCTGTTTTGATTAAAAATTCTGCATTCACAGAATTGGCAAGAGATCCCGCTGCTCTTCCCATGAAATATCTAAATTTACTCCAATCAACAGCCTGGTTAAAATCCTTTATCATTGGCAAAAATGGCTTATGATTAAACTGCAATAATTCTAAATCAACCTGTAGAGTAAAAGGATAATTCGGAACCGTAGATATACTCATAGAAGATAGCGCCACTCCAGTAATATCAAAAACCGAATTAAGATAATGATTTTTTATTGGAAGTATCGGTGCATATTTGAACGCGGCTACCAAGCCTCGCAAGGAAGATAGAAACTTATCAATCTTTTCTTCATGTAGAGGATCCTTAAAATCGATATGAAAATTAGATTTCAGACTTACCCTTGTCGCATCATCTATCGATATTCCCCATATTTCTTCATAGTTTGGAAAAAACAATTGCATTGTTATTGTTGTTTCCCTATATCCAGAATTAAATTTTGGAGAACTCTTTTGTCTAATTGCGCCGGCCAGTTAAGCTCCCGGTTTTGAATCCGGTATTAACGTTAATTGACACAGGTGGAACATAAAAATTTGAGGCTCCAATTCTAAGATGAAATATGTCCGGAGTTTTTGGAGGCCTAGAAGAAGGAAACGTCATCTTTTCAATTTGATTTTTTATTCTATCAGCGGTTAAAAAGTTGTCAATTGCCCATATCGCCTTAAAGGTGGCATTACCCTCCTCATCTGTTCCAAAAGCCTTGAACATACTTTCCATTATTTGCTTATGATTATTTAATGGATCTTCCTCTGAGTATCCATAGTCTGCCGTTGCGGCAAGCGCGGTTATATATAATCTGTATAGGTTTGGAAAATATTTATACACTGTTGCCAAGGCAAAAGGATCTTTATAGAAGAAGTTTTTTGTGGCGACCAGTTTTTCCATCCAAAAAGTATCCCTAATTGGATCATTGAATTGTCCAGCTGACTTTCGCAAATTTTGTTCACTTAAAAATCTTTGTCTAGCGAAGGCCTGAATTCCTCCTGCCATTTGTGCAAGCTCCAACAATCCTGATTGACTAATTTTTTCAAAGATTACTTTTCTATTTTTTTCATCCTTAATATGAGCCATTTCAGATTTTCTAAAGCTCGTCAATTTAATAAAAAAATCGTTATCTCCTTTAAAATCTTGTTCAGTAAAATTGCCGAGATCTTTCAGATCTCTTTGCACCTCTTCTGTGTTTGAGAGTGTTGGAGTCCAACGAAATCCAACTGCTGCTGATGCAACTATTTGACCAAGATCTATGAACCCTCCGCTAAGTTTACTCCAAAAGCTCCTGTCATTTCCCATCTCCCCAAACAGGGAAGATAATGGTGCTAAATCAGAGTCCTCGTAAAGCTGCCAACTCTTTATTGGTTCTTCGGATGGAAAATCCGTTTCTTGATTTGACATTATCTACCCAACATACTATCTGCTTGCATATGATCTTTGAGCATACCTGCTGAACTGTTTAAATTATATTTAGAGCTTTGATTATTTATTATACCATCTTTTTTTGAATTAAAATTAAGTTTATTTGATATATTTAATTTTTGTTTAAAACCCAACTCTGCTTCTTCATATCTGGCTTTTTGAACTTTAGGATCATCATAACCATCGCCAGACATTTGAATTGTGGTCGATGCGGAATCCATAAGTCCTTCTTTAGAACCCTTAACCGGATCCGGTTTTGATTCAGAAAGAGAGGATCTTGACGAATGAACCACAGAACTTTGTTCAGATCCACTTGATTTTGAACTGGAGATTTTTGCTGCCAATGCATTTGAAGTTTTTGTTCTTGGGGATGTATCTATTCTTTTATTGGCTGCATCTGAAAGGTTCTTGTTCTGTTGACCTACACCTAAAATCATAATTTAAACACCTAAAATCTAGAAGCGAGATCTGGGTAAGGATCTTGACCCGCCATAGGGAGTCCATCATACATAGTAGCGTCTATAGGGCCGTCAACAACATCCCCAAACAAGCCTCTAAGTCTATTTAAATCTTGCATGGAACCAGTTGTATTTATTCTATACTGCATTCCCGCAATGCTTGGATTTAAAAAGCTAGGATCTTGCTGGGCAGAATTTAATTCCGGATATCCCTGCTCATACGGATTACCACCAGGCATTAAGGGTGGACCGGTTACTGCATCCTGTGTGTGATCTTTATTTTTTCTATTTTGATAAATAAAACTTCCAGCTACCAAAGCGATGGTCCCAGCAGCAAATTGTTTAAATCCTCTTGAGTCAACCAATCTTCTTAACGAGCTATTATTGTCTCTTAACATTTCTGACATTCTTCTATACGGACTTCTGGCTACATCAAAAACTTCTCTTATTGGCGATGATATTCCTTCTGCAATTTCTGATGTAAGATCTGCTGCTTCTTCTGGATCTAATGGCGAAGCTGCTGCCATTCTTGTAGTTAACCCTGCAAGTTCTTCTGAAATCTCTCTTTCAGCTAATATGCGAGTTCTTTGCGCGTGGGCTTCCACCGCTAATCTTGAGGCGGTTTCTTTTTCTTCCGATGTTACACCAATTGAATCAGTTTTAGAAACTAGCCTTAAATAATCTAGTATATGTTTATCAGAAGTTACATTAGAAGTAAGTAATCTTCTACCTCCGATTTTTTATTCGTTCTTCATTTAGTTCTAATATTTTTGTAGCTTCAGAAGCACTAATGTCCATTAAATCATCCGATATACTACCGCCCAATGCATCCATTGCCTCTCTATCTACCCTAACTATACTTTTAAACGTTTCATAATGTCCAGAAACTATTTCTCTACCTCTGGGATCAAACCTAGACAATCTAAGGTCTCTTCTTCTTTTAGACAAATTATGCAATTGCATCATTAAATCTTCTTCGCCTTCGTGCCCGACATATTCTAAATATCTGTCGGCTCTTGCCCCGTATAAGCCCTGCATTTCTGCTTCAAGCGTTTCTATTATATCAAGTACATTTGCGCCGCTTCCTCTATGAATTTGCTCTATCACCCTTAGTCCTTTAGAAAGTTCTTCTCCAAGCTCTGCTTTTGCCTGAGCTGCTTGCACTCGTAATAATCTTTCTGGCTTTCCTTTTGTCACCACTTCGTCTTCAAGTTTTTTAACTTCTTCAAACAGCTTTCTCATTTTTTCACTTCTTAAGAAAGATCTGCTTTCTTCTGCGTATCTTGGATCAGATAACGCCCTATATTCTGAAATAGTGCTTGTTGGTGACCTGGGTGTTAGTGCCTCAAGTTCGGACATTCCAGCTCTACCTAGTCTTCTGGCAGCGCTTATAGAACCATACTGTTTTATTCTTTTTTCTGACATAGATAGAATTCTTCTAATCGTATCTAAATCAGCTGTTTTTAGTGTTTCCATCTCACTCTGAACTGGTGCCAGCTCATCTTCTGACAAACCTTTGGCCCTTAACTCCGTAATTACACCCTTATATTCTTCGACCATTGAGTTTCTGAGACTGAGAATATCGTCTTTAACGCCTAGTCTTCCACCAGCCTCTAATATTAGTGGATCAAATCCAGGAAGATCTTCTGCTGAAACACCTAAAGCTATGCCCATTGCTCTTTGTCTTCCAAGATTTCTGCCCTGTTGTTCAAGAGAAGTCCTTGCAACTGCGCTTGGTGTTATTGATTGTTGATGAAGATTGGCTGCTGTTACTGTACCATCGGCCTTAGTGAATTTTGCTATTGACTCGTATGCTGCGAGCGACCTCTTATACTCAATGCTATTTCTAGCGTCATCTATACTAATGCCTCTTGTCGATGCTATTTTTTGAGCTATATCGTCTAAACTTTCAATTTTAGTTGAACCACTCATTTGATTTATTAGGTCAACTATATCAGATGGGGCTATCATCCCTACCGAATATTTAGCTGTTGCCTCGTCACTGAATAAACTTGTAGTGATTGCTGGACCCAATCTGCTTGTTGCTAATCCTTTTAATGTTGATTCAAAATCTTGTATTTGTGGTGCGAGAAAGTTTGCAGAAGCCATTCTATTTATGGTTAAGCCAATTGAATTTTGTATATCGTCAAGTTTTTCTCCTGTAACATTTGCTACATAATCGAGAAGTGTTCGCTCACCTGCTGCTGTTACTTGAGAATAACTTAAACCCAATCTTGCTCTAAGTGCATCTCCTGCTGGATCTCCGTGGAGCATTAAATAATTGAGGCATTTCCGATACGGAAAGACTTTCAGGCCTTATGCCAAGTGAATCCAAAAGAGCTTTTCTTGCTGGTTCAATTGTTTCTGCACTTACGGCGTCCGGTTGCCTGGCTAGTTCCACAAGGTACTTGTCAGCGTATGGGGCTCCTTGTTCTACTCCTAGATTAGAAAATGGACCAACAGGAAGACCTGTAGTTGGATCCAAAGCATCTCTACCTCTTATCGCAGCAGATCCTCGTTCGGCGAGTGTTTCTAAAAATCTTTCATTGATTGGGGCCATCGCAGTTAAGCTTTCACCCAATCTTTCTCCATACATCCCCTCTCTCATGATTCTAACTGCGGTCTCAAGTGCTACATCGGCTTCTTCTTCGCCCATTAGTATTCTTAGGTCAGATAATCTGTCTTGCAAAACTCTTGATCTGTCTTGCACGGCTTTTGGATCCATTCCCCTTTCTGATCTGATTACTTCCATTGCTATGTCAACTGTACTTTGTGCGTCTATTTGACTTATGTTTGCCGAATCTCTAACCTTGCCAACAAGAGATTGTATATCTGCAGAACTTGCTTTTTCAACCTGTCTAACAATTCTGTCAGAATCATCTGATAACATTCCCTTAAGCGCTTCTGCGTGTTTCAATTGTGGTTTCATTAAAATTGATTCTTGCATACCCTTTGGATCGCGCATAGTTACAGCTGCTATTCTTGTTCTTCCTTTATCGTCCTTATACGTTCCTAGCATTGGCAAGACAGAGTCATCTAAGTCAAAACCACCCCCCGCTGCCTTATATGTTGAAGCAATAGAATCTGCAACAATAAGTTGTTTTCCATGAGCAACAAAATTAACCATGGGCAGTTGAAGATTTCTTCCTGCTGAATCTTTTATTGCAACTGAACTTATAGATTCAAGTCCAAATTCAGTCATAAGTGGCTCTTGCATACTTGTTCTTGTTGCAATTTTATATCTCAATGCGTCAGGTATTCTAACTGCCACAGACTCACCCTCGGATTTGAATGCCTGGCTAATGTGATATTTGGAAATCATATTCACGAGAGCTGGAATGTTTCTTGGATCCACACCGGTTCTTAGCGCTTGTGTTATTTCAATCGCTTGTTTTCTATTTACTATTGCCAGTGCCCTTGCTGCCGGCTGCATAGAACTGAGATCATCAGTTGCAGAAAACCTCAATTGATCCAAAACTTCTTTTGGTATTTTGCCAGTTTCCATAAATTCTTGTGCTGATCTTTTTTCAGCGTCTATCATTGCCTGCATTCTTCGTACTCGTTGAGGATTTGTTATAAATTCTGGATCATTTAGCAGAAGCATATCTTCTACGAAGACTCCAGCTCCTTTTGATTTGGCTATGTTTTGAGCTATAAATGGATCTTCAGAAATTATTTCTCCTTTAAGTGCGGATATATCTGCAACAGTTAATCTTTTATTGAAAGACGTTCTTAGCCTAAACATCATTTCAGCATATTCAAATGCTGATTGTTCCTGCGGAGAGAGAGCTTCTCCCGAACGGATTTTTGCCTGAAGAGTATCATGTATCTCTTCAAGAGATCGAAAATCAGAATCAAGTGCTCCCAAAATACCACGCTGAGCGTCGACAACGGAAGCTTCTCCTTTCAAAACTCCCTTACCTGGAATTCCTACTCTTGATGCGTTTCTGTCTCCACTATCAATTGATGCTTGAATCGCTTCAATTTCATTTTCTAATTCACGCATTTGCTTTAGTTTTGTTGCATCAATTGATCCAGATCTTAATAGGTCATCAAGAGTTTTTTGTTTAATTTCTAAAATTCTTTTTTGAGCTCTTTCAACCATCAAGTAATGACCATCACTTGCTGTTTCTATAGAAAGTCCAAGTTTCTTTACCAATTCTTTTAATTGATCTGACGATGAACCAGACTTCTCTTCAATGATTTTAATTAGTTTTCTAGGATCTCCTCCTTCTTGATCTTTTAAAGCCTCTTGTATAAGTTTTCTTAAATCTGCAGACACCGGTGCATAGTCGTCAGGAACATATGTTCCACCTGTTCCAGAGAAAAGATCAGGTACTCTCAATTGTAGCTGCTCTTCAATCAACTTGAATGCTACATCGGCTGCTGATTCTGCGGTTTTTGGAACAAAAATATTTTCAGATATATCGGAGGCAATTATTATATTAGGCATTCCTCGAGTTAGTCCAATATCAACAGACTCAGCGCCATCTATGGCTCTTGCTATTAGTACTTTTTCTTCATCAGCAAGAAGATCATATCCACCAGCCGCTGTTTTTAAAATTGCTTCAACACGATCAACAATTAGATTATATTCATCAGGAGTTCCTGCAATCACCCCCTCTGAAACAAGCTGGCTTACTATGTCAACACCAGACGAAACGTCTCTAGGGGAAAACGCTGATTGATATCTTTTTGTCATTTTACCGACAATTTTTCCTATTCCCTTCAATGCATCGTCCGCTGCCGTAGGTGTTCCTAGCGCTGCGCCGACATGACCAAAAAACTCAGCAACTGTGTCTTGTTTAAAGATATTAATTTTTGCCAACTGTTTCAACACATCTTGTTGCGCACGAGATAGACTAATAGCTTCTCCTGATCTTGTTACGGCTTGACTTAAGCTAAATAGTTGCATTCCTCCATCTGTTAAAACCACTTCTCCTGGAGCATTTTCTGAAATTGTTTTACTTATTGATTGTACTGCGGATTTTGTGTTTTCTGTATCAAAAAGTATCATTCTTCCAGAAACCGAACCACCAGAAAGATCTTCCAATCCCATTGAAGCCAATGCTGCTCTATTTGCTGGATCAGAAAGATAATTGTTTAGTCTTGCAACCCTGTCTGCATTTACATCTGCTCCTGTTGTTCTTCCAGCTGTAATTACACCAGATGGACTTATATCACGATAGTCTGCAATCCTGAGTGCATCTGCGTATGCCATTGCGTCTTTGAATCCATTAGAGCCTGTAAATGTTTCACCAGTTACAGTATTTATAAATGTAAGTTCTCCGTCAATTTCTTCAACTTTTATCATTGAATATGCAGGAGTTCTTGCTATGACTGCCCTTGTAGTTCTTAGCTTGCTGCTTATCGGCATGTTACATTACTCCAGAAGATATATTAATTGAGGAAGTTCCACTTCCGTTTGCAACCGGATATACGTTTCCTGATATGCCATTTCTTGACATTATCATTCTTAATCTGGCTGCAACCATCCTTGGATCTTCTTTGCTGGAAAATCCCGGATAACTAGGATTTGTTAAATTTGCTTCTCGTATTTGCTGAGGATAGTAACCCATTTGAGAAAGGTTTATTCCCATAGATTGACCTATCTTTACCTTAACATGATCCATGTTGGTGTTTGGATGCCAGCCTTCCCACCCCAAATCTGGAAGTTCATGTCTTGAGAAATATTCGACCAAATCTGGTTTTTGTTCTACTTTCATTCCCCAGGCTGCTTGATAAATTCTTCTTTCTAACCTTGGAGCAGTCGACAATATTCTTTCTCTTTCCTCCGGATCTTGTTCTTCTATCATTGACCTAAAGTGTTCTCTTTTTCTTTTTGGTACTGCAAGAGAAAGTGTATCTACGGAACCACCATAAATATCTGCGCCATACATAGTTCTTTTTGCTGCCTGAGAAAACTGAGCTGCCGCTGCCATATCGCCAGATTCTGCTGCCTGTGAAGCCAATGATCTATTTTTTACATATGACAATATGTCGGTATATTCTTCCAGGGCTAATTGCTTTTTTCTTTCCTTTGGAACAAATCTTTCACCAGTAATTGCTTCTCTGGCATTTTGTACTCCGGAATAAGCTAGACCAGTTGTTAACCCTATGGTTGATCCAATTGCTCTAGTTGGTGCAGTCTTTCCAAACATTGCACCAACACCAGCCAAAATTAATCCAGCTGCAACTGGATCTCTTTGTGTAGATTTATAATAGATTGGTTTTATAAAACTTTCTATTGGCCTTTGCCATTCTGGGAATGTAGATCCATAAACATTTCTTCTTTCCCAATCTTCTTGCGCTGTTCTAGTTGGAAAAAACTTTGTATTTATGAAAGTATCTCTATGGGCTAAATATTCTCCCATTCTTAACATCGATGCAACGCCAGCTGTTGTATCTAATTCTTCTGCTGATTTGCCCCTATATTTATATGGACTAAATGTGTTTCTTTTTGTTGTCTCTGAAACCTGTCCCCTTATTTTTTCAACCTCAACTCTTTCCGATGGCTCAAGAGCTCCCATATTCAAAGTTCTATCTAATGATCTAAATTCTCTTGAGTATGGAGCAACGTCTCCCAAAATGTCCAGTTGAGTGACTGGACTTGTATAATCTCTTTTTGCCGGATTTAATCTTTCGTACGTTACTCCGGGAAGTCTTAGTTCACCTTCTGGAACTTTTGTAAATGGATCTCCTGTTTTAAAATTTATGAAATAGTCAGAACCAGGAAGAAATGGATATTTCATACCCATTGTATTTTGAATTGGATTTATATAATTTACGTTTGTTCTTTCTTTGGGAATAAATCTTCTCGTAATTTCAGAAAGTTCCATTCCCGCTTCTGTTGCCGGAACGTCTCCAAGACCACCAAGATTTAAATCCCAGAAAGACCTTCCAATTCCATATCCTTTTGATGCAGATTGCAATACTGGTTCAGTCGGCTCAAAATCAGATCTTCCAAAACCAAAAGTTTCTCTTATGTTGGCAAAACCAAACCCATATAATCCTGCCATTTCTTGCATTCTATATCCCAATTCAGAAGATTGATATTTTAAACTTCCTTGTGATATTGGTGAAGCTGCCGCAACAATATTTGGTGGAATATATCCAGAAACTGGAGGAGGGCCGTAGAGCATTGTTGGAGTTCCAGCATTTTGTGTTGCTGGTCTTCCGCCAGTAAAGCTAGAGTTAACATAGCTTGCATTTGCTGAACCTATTGCATTGAATGAGATATTTCTGGCGGTATTAAGCGGCTGAATGTTCGATGATAATTGATTGTTGTAATTTCCAACCTGCAAACCTACAACGTTTGATGAACCAAATGCTGCTGGCCCCGTGGCGCCAGAAACAGCAGCGCCCATTACTGGGGTTACTTTTCCAGACGAAATCAATCCAGAAGGATTATATGCACCTGAGTAACCTGCTGGAACATATTGAGAAATTGCTCTTTGCACTTCTTCGGAGTGCATCTGAATTTGTGGTTTTAACACTTTACCTATTGTCATGTTAAGCATTGGTGTTATTGGGCCAAATGAACCAGTAAAGTATTCTCCAGTTACTGGATATGGTCTATCAAAGTAATGTTTTCTCTCGAATCTATATGGGTCAAGTGGACGCAATGGAGAAAAGTCGTATCCATACGCAAATCTTTCAAGCGGCGATCCAAATGCGTCAGACGTATATGTGGAACCTGAGGCCAGTCTTCTATAATAAGAGGGCCTGTAGTACATGGTCTTTCCACCCTCAAATGGAGTGACTCCAAGAGGCCAATATCTACCCTGTTTTACCGGAACTTCACCTTCTAATAATTGCTCTCTTTTTTCTGCGTAACTCATTCCACCAGGTGTAATTCCAGACAATAGTGACTGTGCTTCAACTGCACCTCTAGCTACTTTTGTGGTTAAAAACGGAGAATAGACTCTTTCGCCTCTTTCATCTTTTTCGTTAATCATTCCACCAATTGTTCTGTCAACGGTCATCAATGCAGTTCCGGCTGCTACTATTGGAAGTGCCCTTTTGAATCCATATCCACCCAAAAATGCGCTAAGTGGGCCACTATATTCCTCATGCTGTACGCCCAAACCAACTGATTCAAAATATCGATTTAGTCTTTCAGATAAATGAATTGATGGAATCGATGCGGTACTGTATGTGTCTTGATCTCTATACGAGGAAATTCCTAAAACATTTTTTGCTAATTTGCTAAACGTTGTTTGACCAGATGATACTCTATCTAAAACGCTACCAAATGTAGGAACAAAAGTTGTTCCCATATTTCCAAGTGGGTTTACAGCGTTGGGCCCTAATTTATACGGTGCAGAACCAAGGTTTCTTTTTAGCGTTGGTCTTATTGCATTTAAAAATCTTCCAGCTCCTTGTGCATTTACGTTTGAGATTGACTGGCTTGAAAATGGCGATAGTAGATTTTTAAACGTTTCTGCAAAATTTGGGTTACTTTCTCTTTGTTGCATCAAGAAGCTTAAAGATCTGTTTGCTATTCTGCCTCTTTGTTCTGATGCGGAATATGAATTATACGCGCTCAGTTCCATCACAGTTCCAAGAGCGGCTGCTCTTGCCTCTGTCATTTGAGCGGCAGATATTTGACCAGATTCTCTTAGGTTTTTAAGTACTTGTTCTATTCTATTTGCAATCTCTATTGGATTGCCACCGTACCTATCTTCGTAAGCCACCATTTCCACATTGAACTTGTGGATCATATTTCTCAAGAAGTCTTGTCTTGTGGTAATTGTTGAAGTAGTACTTGTTGCTATATACGTAGATGTTGCGGCAGATTCTTCTATTGTTCTTTCAAGTGCTCTTGAAGCTCTACTTAGACCTGTTACATCAACTCCGCGAGCCATTAGTGTTGCTTTTGCTGTTTCAAATTGAGTTAGAGCTGCCCTACCTGCATCTATTAAATCATTACCAGATTTATCTGAAACCCTTGTTGAAGCAGAAATGCCCAATGCTTCTTCAATGCCAGCTATTGATCTGAGGTCAGTAGCCTTACCCTGTGCAGATATTCTAAAAGTTTCGAATGCTTCTGCTGTTTCATCGGGACCAAACAGCACTGCCCCAGTCTCATCTACTACTTGGCTCAAACCATCATCTGTTTGCGAAAGTACTAACGCTCTTCCGCCCCTTAGTCTTATTTCTCCTTCTTGCATTAGTCTGGCAAGAGTTGACTCATTTCTTATATCAGTTTTTCTATTTAGAAATCTACCAATTCTTCTTGAAATTGAGTTTGGCTGTTCTTCGTCAATATCAAAAGCAGATCTGATTCTTTCTCCTCTGGAAAGACTTTCTCCAGTTGCTTCGGCAGTAAGTTCTGAATCCCTATAGGATTGACGGCCAGTTGCCAGTCTTGTTGCCCTTGCATATATATCAGTATCTATTGACGATACAGCTTTAAAAAGTCCAGGAATTTGTTTTATTGAATCATCTTCAAAACCTTCTTGTATTGAAAATAATTTTCCAACTGCACCAAACATTCCACCCTTTTGTTTTACCCAGGCATATACTTGCGCATTTTCTCCTCCTCCGGCCAAAAAGTCTTGTCTAGATATTCCTGGAAGAAACTGTATTTCCTGAAATGGATCTGTTCTTCTTGGGCCACCCAAACCAATCATTTGTAGTGGATTGAATTTTACAAAAGGAACACCAACATCTTGAGAAAGAGTTCTGATCATTCTCTGTGAAGCAACAGATAGCGGGGTTGTGTCTATTATTTTTCCACTAGTTCCTTCGTATACTCCTCTAACAGTAGAAAAACCAACAGTTCTAGACACTGGGTCTTGCATGGCGATTTCTGCGAACAGGCGTCTAGCTTCGGTTCTTTCTTCTGGATTAAAACCAGAAAATACGCCCTCATCAAACGCTCGGTCTACGGTTACTTGTCTTAGCCCAAATAGATTAAAGCCACCAACATTTGATGGTCTAGTCATCAATTTTTGATCAATTAAGAAACTTCTTAGTTGATCTATGTTAGAAGAATCTATACCCCTTTTTGCAAGTTCTCTAGATATAACAGTGCCATCTACAAGGTCACCAAAACTATTCGTTAGTTGAATTCCTAGCTTTTGAGCGGCGCTTCTGGCAAGATAGTCAACTTTATTAGGCCCTATTGTTCCAGTAAAATCAGAATAAAGAGCTTTTTGTGGCCTTACCAAGGCTGAAGCGGCGGGTACTAAAACCTTTCTTCTGACCTCATTGTATGTAAGACCGGCTCTTTGTGTAAGCGTCCTTCTAAATATATCATCCTGAAAAAGAGCATCTACTGTACTAAATGCCTGTTTTGTTTGCTCAACATTAAGTGCTCTTCCTCTATTTTTTAGTTCTTTATTTGCCCTATTTACAAGTATTCTAAAGAAATCTTCGTTATCATCTGATGTAGAATCTATTCTGGAAATTCCAAATGTTACTCTTTGTGATATATTTTTTGAAGTATTTAAGCCAGATATCTTTAATCCAGAAACCATATTCTTAGCAGATGTTGGATCTGCACCAAGTGCAACCAGTCTATCTTCGACCATTCTTCCGTACTCGTTAGCTTCAAAGGCAAAACTAAAGCTGCCTCTTATGTCTGGTTCATTTGCTCCTTGTGGATTTGTTGTATCGCGAGATCTAAATGCTGCTTGAGCAAATTCAGAAATTCTACTTTTGTGTTGTCCTCTTAGATCTGATATAGTTGAATCTAGAATTCTTCTGGCCTCTGCCGGATCTGAAGATGCCGCCCTCAGCGCATCATCATATGCCATTGCTCCATGTATTACATCGTATGCCCTTTTGGCTCCAGAAAAGTTTCTTGTAAAAGCTTTGCCACCAATCGAAAGTCCTCTAACTGCTGGAATTCCATCCACAAAACCAAGAGTTGAATCTCTTGTGCTTCCAGAGTTATACCCAAAAAGGTAGGCATTTGCTGCTTTTGCGGCTCTTTTTAACTTTGTTTCTCCAGCTGCTGCTGATGCCGCATACGCTGCAGCTGACCCCCTCCTTGCTTCACGAAGAGAGAATACAAGTCCACCACCAGCTCTTGATTCTTTTTCCTGAACCGCCTTACCAAATGCATATCCAGCAGATGAAGATATCCTTGATGCTTGAGCAAGTATTTTTTCGGAATCTTGACCAAGTGCCCTAAGCGACGTTTTTACATCAGCAAGTCTTTGTCCTGCTCTTTTTTGCATTGGTGTGAGCGGAAAATCATAATCTAAATACTGATAATCAACCAATGATTTTATTCGTTGATTTGCTGCGCCCGCAAGACCCTGTGGCAGTATCATTGTCGTTATATTGAGTGTAGACTGTTTAACGAAATCTGTTATTACATCTACGGGATTATACCATTTTACTTTTTCTCGCTCATCTGGCTGACCAGTAAGAGGTTCTGTAAAAGCCTTTTGCACAAAGTATGCTGAAGGTAAAGTTAGCGGTAATGATCTAGCTGTTCTTGCGAGCCTTTGCTGTATTTCATCTCTATAATCCCATACTGCTACTGGTTCTCTTCCGGAGTTAAGAGATCTGTACTCCGATGAAGACATCCATCTTGCGCCGTCAGAAACATATGTATCTCCAGTAAGCTTGGTTAAAGTTGGCTTAATTAATTTGCCGTCAGGAGATCTATTGATTAGCCTCTCGTATGGATCAACTCCATCAGCAACATATCTGTTTAAGCCTTCTAATTCATCTAGAGTTCTTTTTATTTGAGAAGCTGTTTCTACAAATCTTCTACCAAGCCTAGATCCAGAATCGGCAGACGACTGTATCTTATCTAAAAGTTTTATTCCTCCTCTACTGAGCATTTTGTTAGCGGCATAAGTACCAGCTAAAGTAATGGCCGTAGTGGCAACAAATTTTAATAAGGGCTTATCATCAAGTGCTCTAGACAACAGTCCGGAATTAGGACTTGGACTAGTTTCTTCTTTGTTTGCATCTGGGACGTCTCTGGATGTTATTCCATAACCGATGTTAACAAGAGATGATCGATCTCTGAACATTTATTCCCCTTTGATTATCTTGAACCCCATAATTTTTGTGCAATAGGATCTTGATATTTTGCTTCACCGTCTTTTCTTGATTTATTATATTTTTCGGCAAGGTCCTTTTCTTTTTCCTCTTCTTCTTGCGGATCTATAAGCTTCAAGGAAACGTTTGTTGGCTCTATTGCCAATATGGCTTGTTGTATTTCAATTATTTTTTCAGACAAAGCTACCTTTTCTGCCAACTTTGGATAAGTCAAATTATCAAGGTCTTCTGGAGTATACGATGTTATAGTAGCCAAAACAAAGGCTTTCATTAAGCTTCTGACCTGAGAAGCTTCTTCCCTTTTTTGTTGAAGCACTGCTTTTGCTTTTGTCGGATCTGCAAAACCTGATTCGGAGAGTATTTCTTCGGACAACGCAGAAATCATACCGGCGGGATATTTATCCAAATTTAAATCATTAGGATATATAACTCCTGATTTAATAATCAGTTCTTCAATATCTTCATTTGATTGGCCAGAATTTTGGTGTTCAGATATTTTGTCAAACTCGGCAAACGTTAATTCTCTGAATATTACTGTTTGATTTTTTAATGATGTCTCAAAAACAGTACCGAAATTTTTGCTTGAGCTTGTATAACTGTTCTGGAGTCAACATGACAAGGATGTCTGTATTAGAGTTGGCGCACCTCTAATGCCTGGAATCCAGATGCTTCAAGGACTTCTTGGGCTATTAGAGAAGGTAATCCGGCCATCTCCGAAACAAGAGATTGTTTATCGAATGCTGGATATAGTATACAAATTTCAGATATAGCTTCCTCATTCCAAAGAGAAGCTTCCGCTTCGGTTAGTTGACCAGCCTGAACCAGTTGACTCATTTTTTTCATAAGATTCTTATACTCTAACCTATTTAGAGTTCTCCATGCGATGTGCTTATCATAGGTTATCGAAGTTACGTATACGTCTCCGTGTTCTTGTTTCCAGATCTTGATTTGACCGGCTGTTGGACCACCGGGCCAAATTAACTCTTCGTCCGGTAAATCTTCAACTGTTGTGGGCGCATCTGCAGCCTGCTCCATCACCTCTGCTGCATCTTGAGAAGGCATTTCCATACCTTCAGGTATTAGGTCAATCACTTCGATGGCAGAAAGTTCCTCTGCAATTTCGGGATTGTTTTGTATTGTAACTTTTCTTTCAGTCTGAGACATGATTTCTCCTATTTTATTTTAAATCGTTTCATACATTATATCACAGTTTATCTTGGTTTTGTATCATAAAGTTTTGATAGTTCTTTTCTTGTTGCAAGCTCTAGACGATCTGGGGGAATTTGAATTCTGTTCGGCTTAGTTGGTTTCGAATCTTCTTGTTCATTTTGTGTAATGGTAACATTCGGAGGAGTCTTTAAGCTTCCATCAGATATGTACATATCTCTTGCTAAAAACTGATATGCCTCCATTAATGGAGTTCCACCTGGCGTGTAAGAAGTTCCCATTGAAAGTAGATGTATATTTTGAAGAACTATATCCATTGGTTTTGAAAGACTTTTTTGAACTAATCTATCATTGATGTCTAGTGATGCTAATCTATCAATTGTTTCAAATTCTGTTTTGTCTGTTGTTTCCGCCTTGTTGGCAACCGTTGTTACCGATCCCTCCTGAGTAAGATGCTTGACTATAAAATTAAATGGTGGATGAGAACTAAAAATATTTCTTGAATCTGACTGTGGACCGTCATAAGAAAGCCTATCTAGGGAACTTACTCTGTCTAATTTATCTTCTCCCCAATATTTTTGAATGTTTTTTTCATCTTTTTCGTCTTCCATATTGCTTCTCAAATAAGATTGTATTTCAGATATTGGTTGATTTGAATAAAAACGAGCTCTTCTTCTTGCCGCTCTTGATAAGAGTTCCCTCATTCTTCCCGGATATCTTGTATATATTACAAATTCCCCCTGTATAAGTCTGGTTCCGGTCATGACAGCATCGAAATTATATGACCAAAATCCGTATAACGGAGATTTTTCTTGCCTTATACTAAAACTAAAAGATGCTATGTCAAGTTCGTGATTTGCATCAAATAGTCCATCAATATATATCTTTACATCCTCTCCACTGAAGTAATAATCGTAATAGGTGTTGAATTTATTTTCATCATCTGATTCTCCACCCCATCTAAGATCTATATCTTCATCTAGAGGCGTAAAACTTTTTAAGGTATTTGGATCAGCGGCGAGGTCTGGAGGAATATATGCACTAAAAGGCCTGTAGGGCTTTCTGCCGATAATATTATGATAGTTTACTGAATCTGGCATTTATGGTTTCCTAATTCTATCTATAAATGTAGTATACTCTTTCATCTTATTTTCGCCATAAAAATTCTTTTGCTTATCTCTATAGACAGCTTGTTCTTCTGACCCCAGTAGCATTGGATCATTTTCCATAGAAATTAACGGCTGTATTCCTCTGGCCATAAACATATAGGTTTGTTCGGTTATCAGGTCATCTACCGACATCGTTTGACCTTCGTCTATAATTGTAACACCGTATATTTTCATTTTGGCGCCGAGTCCATATTCATTAAAGAAAGTTAAAACAATGTCAAATGGCGGAAGCATGTCGGCTAACGGAGCAAAAAATGTTCCGGTCTCTGCCATTATCTGTCTAAATTCTTTTATTCTATAAAACGCATACTCATTAAAAACAGTAAATATTAAAGATCCACCTATTGTTCTTCCACCCTTAACAAAACCCCTGGGATTAACGTGACCTACTGTTCTAACTGGGGAGTTCTCTCTATGTATTGAATAAGATATTGTTTGTATTTCTGCCAGCTCTAATACGTCAACTGAATTTGATGAAACATTTTCTCCAGTTGTTCGATCTATGTTTGGCACAACTATAGTTGCAGTTATATCTGTTCCAGCAAAAGACATATTTGAAAATGGATCCGGCAAGTTTCTTTCAATTCTTGCCTTTGACATTGCGTCTTTGTCATATGGAGTTTTAAACCCGCGACCAAAGTTGGATACTGGAAGAGCATCAATTCTTTTCATTTATAACCTCTTGATAAATGCGAAAGCGGGGAAGAAGACCTTTATCAACTTCCCCGCCTACGAATTATTATTGAAGTAAATTAATACTTATGGTCTGATTATCTTTGGATTCAGTCCGGCCTCAGCGACAGCATCTCTATTGATGATATCCTTGAGGTCTCCAGTATTGAACTTACCATTTGCAAGTTGATCCGTGGTTATTCTGTACATCGGACCAATTTCTCTTGCTACGTAGGTCATTGTTTCCTCAATGACAATGTCATCCATCGATGCGCCTGAACCTTCGTTCAAAAGCTCACATCCATAGATTGAACGAACTGCACCTTGCCCATATTCATTGGCGAAAGTGATCGTTATGTCAAAGGGTGGAATTTGGTCTGCGTAGAACGGAACTTGCGATACGATATCTGAGTCCTGAGAGGAGAACTCTGCAATACCGCGCTTATGTCCCACATCCCCAGGAAGAGTATTGTGTCTTCTTGTGTAGAACATTTGAGCGTTATCTTTTTGGTGATTTGCTTCCAACATTTGATAAAGAGCCGGACGATCAAACACCGTGAATATCAGAGATCCTGCTATTCCACGCTTTCCTCTTGAGAAAGATCTTGGGTTTGGTGAACCCATTGTATAGATTGGGGCCTTTTCTCTTGTTACAGAAAAGGTAATTCCCGATAGTGCGCCGATTTCAACGCCACCAAAAGTGGCAACTATATCTGCGCCTGAAAATGTGGTGTAAGTATTTAGATACTTATTAACCGCATTGTCGTAATAGTCTGCACCTGCCATTTTATACCCTCCAATTCGGTATATTAATTAATGTTTTTATATTGTTACAGCTATTTGAACTTCAATGTTCTTGAGTTCAAATGCTGGTGTCAGCACGAGGTCAACAAACGCCTTGTTTTGAGCTGGAAAATAACTTACTGTGAAGTCACTGTCCAGCAAGGCACCTACTTGTTGCATGCCGCGTAGTGCAGAAGTAATTGCGGTTTCCATCGAATTGCGTGTTTGCAATGTCGACGCTTCACCAACAAACTTCTGACACACTTGCCTCACAAGAAGCCCTGCTTCTGTGATAATTCTTACTGTTGATATTCTGGTATAGTCCGATGCTCCGGAAGCCATTGTAAGACCCTCAACAAAGACTGGAATCTTATTGAAGTTTAAGGCTACAAAGTTCACGCCAAGATCTGCAAGTTTCACCTGCTGAGCTCTTGATGGGTTGTACCTGAGAGAGGCAACGTTGTAAGCCGTCTTGTTCACGGGTGAGGTAAACGAAGACATTCTGCTTATGGCGGCAGCAAATGTTGTTGCACCGTTTGCGTATCCCCAGTCTGCATCATAATTGACTGGCTTAACTTCAGAAGCTATGACCACAACGTGTCTTCCAATTTCTTCCATTGAAGTGGATGATCTTGATATGAGGTTTGACGGACCTGCTCCAGAATTGTAAATATGCGTTGACACTTGCGATGGTGTCATGAACTCACTCGTACCAACGTATGGCTTAATTCCCATTACGGCGATGCACGGATGCGAGTTCTGCGAAATATCCTGTATTTTTCCTGCAACTTTTAGCGCCCAGCTAGCTGTGCCGGTTCCGTTATTTGCATAGAAACCAAACTCTGGATCATTGCTAGGAGTTGCTGGATTCTCCCACTCGTAAGGATGAGAACCGCGCCCCCAAGGAACAACTATGTCTGGCTGCGCTGCTTCTACTGCCTCAAAAGCTGCATCGAAGACATTGCCACCACCAGATTCTGCGTAAGAGGTGCTGGTGATTGCTCCCGTTGTGTGATTGAATACTGAGTCAAGTGGCAAGGGCACGATGTGAATTCTTTCTGCGCCACCTGTTAAAAGCTCAAAATAACCTCTATGAATATCCGAGTCTGCTCCGAATGCTGTTATAACGTCCTCTTCTGAAGTTGCTTGAACAACATCCAAATCTTTTACGTTGCCTGTGCCATCGGAAGTACCTCTTTTGGCTATAAGAACAACTCTTGGTCCGACTGGAGTGTCTTGACGAGAGATGCTATAAAATCTATCTTTAATAATTGTTTTTACACCTGGTAGAGCCATTAGCTTTTAAACCTCCGCTTGCAGCGACAATATATTTTACTTCGTATTTATAGTAATGACTAGACCCTCAAAACAAACTACAATATCATTGTCATATATTGGGAGTTGCACCCTGATGAAGATCAATTATGTTTAATTCGGTTCCGTCATAGTTGGGTGTTGCACTATTGTCAAAGTCATAAAAATCATCCCATATTTCCTTCTCATAAGCCATATACCTTCTTACATCAATCGCTATCTTTTCAATCTTTTCAATTTCCATGCCCATTAGCTTTTCGGTAGTTAACATATAGGTTACAGTTCTTTGGCAGATGTCCGTTGACTCTCTACTTTGCTCAGAATCGGAAAGCCTTCTGGCATAGACAAATTCAGACGCTCCTAACCTTTTAAAAACTGGGGTGTGCTCAAGCATGAAGTCCTCAAAAGTCTCCATAATTTTATCGGCTGCTTCTGGACCAGAATATCTTGCTAAGGCTCCTTTTAATTTGCCTGATTCTGCTTTTGTTATAACTGTAAATGATATTATATTTTGAAATCTTTGGCCATATATTGCGACGTTTTCACTTGGTGATATTCTGGTTTTAGGCTTTGGCTCTACAGAATGTGCCCTCTTTAACTCCAACCCGTAAACTATGACAGGATACTCTGCATAGTCGCCGGATTGTACAGCTTTAATTTTAATCATTGGATATGCGTTTTCCCAGAGCGATTTAACAACTGTTATAAATTCTATGTATGTTAAATTACCTTGGGCCTGGAGCGGTGGACCACCAAGCCTATTGTGATTAACTTCATTAACATTTGGAACTGGAAATCTAATAGGATTTTGTGGCATTATATACCTTTACCCGTAGCTACATTAAAAGAAATTTCTCTTAAAGTTCTTGATGATTGAACTGTAATATTATAGTACATCTTGCCCTTTTCTTGTTTATCTCCGTAAATTTCTAACTGATAGTCTCTGACTATATCTAATTGTTTTAAGTATTTTAAAAGAGAATCTACCGTGCCACTTGCTTTTTGGTAATTAAATTTTCCTATAGCATTATTTCCTATTGCCTGCACTTCTCCTATAAGCATGGCCGCAAGTCTTACGTTCGAGGAATCTTTAAAATTTTCACTAATTGATTTGGTTAAATCTCCAGATAAGTATATATCATATTGTCCACCAAATCTTCTTGATCTTCCTCCTCTGGTTATGCAATTGATTCCTTTTTCGGATAGAGATCTCACTTCACTTGAGTTTGGATCATTTCCATATATTGATAGCGCGGAGGGAATTCTTTTTTTACTTAAACCCATGTTAACTTGGGTTGAACTCAACATTCCAGCTACTGCTGCCGCAACCGACGATGTATATGATCTTTCCATTTGCTTATGATTAAACACAACCTCACCATAAACAAGAAGTATATGCTTTCCATAATCTTTTGTTATATATCCGTTGAAATCAATTGAGTTGGGTATTTGAAAATCTTTTGACAACAGCGTGGATATGTCTTCGCTTGACATGCCCTGGTTTCTTGAGCCAATAATCCCAACTGTTATCTCACCTGTGTTTTCTTGTATGCTATTACATGCAAAAGACAACTGATTTACAAAATTAACCGTCCCAGTATTGATCATCGATGTTTCTAATGGAACTATTATATCTATAAATTCATACTGTTCTATTAAGGTATAGCATTCTGCTAGTCTGTGATAATATGCTTCATAAAAACTAAAAGTTTCATTTGTAATATCTTGAAAGATTTTTACATTTCTTTCCAAAACGTTTTCCACATATTCACTCATATATCCGCAAGACATAATGTATATATCTCTTGCACCACAACTGTAGGCATCAAAAACACCCTTGAGTAGAGGAGAATTGTAATCTGCTCTCAAGATGTCTACAGCCTCTTGTATAGACCTTATTTTCTGTATACCATAAGGTTCAATTGCATCTGTATGACCTATCAAAAGAATATTATTTGTTTCAAATTGGCCGATTTGTCTGTATTTTGATCTTTCACTCAATGAAACAGATTTATCTACCATTGAATAATTGTCGTAATTTGGAGTTGAACTCCAATCTTCTGGTCTGGTAGCTCCCTTTTGAATTGTAAGTGGAATTTCTTTTATATCAAAAACTCCATTTAAAGTTGTGGTTATTGCAATTGTATATTGTCCGGGAAAGATATTTGCAGGTAAAATTTCTACAAGAATATAAGAACCTTCAGAAACTCTTGTCATTGAACTTCCATTTTGAAAAACTTGTTTATACTCAGGAGTAGATGCCAATGCTAGATCTGTATAAAATATTTGAGGACCGACAATAACAGCTCCTCCGGAGCTAAAACCTCTACGCAAAAAAACAGAAATATTTGCAGAAGGATCAACAAAATCATATCCAGATTTATATACAAAAGGTATTGTAACTTCCTGAGATGCTTTTGCCACTAACATAGTTAACTCGCAGGTTTTTCTTTAGACGCACCGACAGTCCAGAAATCTACTTTACCAGATCTACCTCTAACTGGATAACATTCTTCTATCAAAAAAAGTGAATAATCTTCCAAATTAGATAATGATTCTTCGTATAGTCTATCACCTGCTTTTGGATTTACGCTTGATTCAAAATAATAGATTCTATCAGACCCTATAAGTAGTCCCTCTATTTGTTCCTCTTTTGTAGATGCCAAGTATCTTGAAGCTGCAGTAACGTGTCTAGTGGTTACTTTTTCAAATTTATCAGAATAAACTCCATCATCAGACAATCTTCTTTGCAGCAGAACGTCATGACCCCATTGTCTTAATATATTTTTAAATATAGATTTAGTATTAGTCATACTGCCTTAAATCTCTATCAAAATTGGGTTCATCTTTTACTGACACGGTTCTACCTGGACCATAAAGCTCAACATCTGAAAGATATACATATTTACCAGTTAAAGGATCAATTCTTTTACCAGAAGTTCTTGTTTTAGATGATGGAAATCCTTTGGGCATGACTCCTTTCATTGAAACTTTTTTAGCCAACACTTCTCTCCTGAGAGAAGCCGCTATTTGACACCACGTAGTTGCGTTTGATCTGGTGGCAACTTCTCTGGGAGCGGATCTGTTAGTTATCTCTAGATCTCCAAGCTTCAAAGAATGTTCATCATCTCCCCCAAATCCGTAGGTTCTACTTAACTCACACGCCGCTGCAGCCTTTATATATTCAAGTATAGTAAATGGGAGAGTTGAACCATCAATCGTATCGCTCAAGTCGTACAACTCTTTTATTTCTAATGAATAATGGTAAATCATTTCACCTATCTCGATTAGAGAAGCGTCAGGAAAAATTAAAACAAGCTCTTCTGGGTCTAAATACAGTGGAGCAAGATCGGGGGCAAATAGTATTCTTTCATCAGCTCTAAGGGTAACCGTTGGCCTATGCTCTGTGGTGCTGGTGCTAGCGTATATATTAGTTCTTGATACAATCGTTTTTGAGGGCGTTGAATTGGTACTTCCAGTAAAGGTTACTGCATAGGCGCCAGGAACAGTGGGGGTAAAATTGTAGAAATATTCAGATCCAGACAGTAATGTAGCTGTTGTATTTACTATCGTCTGCTCACTAGAATTAACTATTTTTATATTAACCAAATTCATCAAAGCTTCAACTTGATTGCCGTTAATATCCTGATCTAGAAATTTAACCTTTAATTTAACCGTATCATTGACAAGTACGTTGCTATTTGACATAATTCTCCAATTTTAAATACAGCCTATGAGTATAGTACAACTTATCTCAACCTACTGCTATTTCATTTTCCCCGGTTATATATATAACTTCTGCCGTTAAAAGAGCTGTATAATCTTCACCTTCTGAAATAACTGTAATTATAGCACTACTTTGAATCTCAAGGCTAACAAGACTAATGGTAGTTAAATTTGAATAATCTTCATTAGTGGCATAAAAAATGGATACGTTAGAAACCGTAATCGGATTTGGATTTCCTGGAACATAGATAAGCAAAGTGCCCAAATAAGAATAATTTGGCTGATTATATATTATTGTGTCGTTATACAACATGTCTTTACGATAAGAATGTAGAGTAAATTATTCGCCTGGTTGCGTAAAGCTGCCAGTTTCTTCGTTATATGTCCAGCCCTCTTTAACTACATTTTTTTGCTCATCCGACAAAGCAACTATCTTTGGATTAGCTGACCATGCATCTATATACGGCTGCATATAATTTTTATTAGGATAAAAAACTAGAGCTACGTCGTCTTCTATAACGAAAGCAAA